TTGTAAATGCACCTGAAAACATTAGTAATATAGATTTAGTTGCCGAAACATATGCAAGAGAATACGATGCTGCAATAAAAAGAGGTGGTGATACTATAAGTCATATACCTTTAACAAAAGGTAATATTGATTCTATGAAGCAATTTTTTAAAATAGCTTTACAAAAAGGATTATCATCTAAATCAAATTATGATTTAGTTGGTGAAATGGGTTCTGGTGTTATTTCTTATTGGACTATGGGTACAATGGCTAATGTACCACCACCTCTTGTATCTACTAAACAAATTATGGGAGGAGCTATTGCAAATATAATTGTAGCGCAAAATATAATAACAGATCCTGGTAAATGGGGAGTTATTCAAACTGCTGGAAGCGAAGTAAAATTAAAACCAAATCAAAGTAACCAACCATCAAATACTGGAACTAATAATTCTATTAAAGATGGCGAATCTATTTTATTTGTTGGAGACTCAATTACAGCAGATGCTTATAGTTATCCTATGGTAATTTCAAAATTAAAACCAAATGTAAAAGTAGATGTATTGGCAATTAGTGGTAAGCAAACTGGTTGGATGTTAGAAAACCTTCCATCAAAATTGTCATCTACTAAATATACTAAAGTTTACATATATGGAGGTGTTAATGATATGTTTTCTGGAATTTCTATATCAAAAGCTTTAGGAAATTTACAAAAAATGGTAGACTTGATAAATTCGGCAAATGCAAAAGCATATATAATAATTGGATATGATAATTCTAATATGGATTATACAAAAATGGCAACAACTGTATATGTTAAAGATAAATCCGAATATATTCCTATGATATCAAAATATAAAAGTTATCAAGAGCAAATACCATCTACAATTACAAATTCAAAATTTATACAAACATTTGATATAGGTATATTGGGTGATGGATTTCATCCAAACGCAGCTCAGCATAAAAAAATAGCAAATATAATATTACAAGCTGAATAAAATGTCAATAATAGACCCAAATAAAAAGCAAATATTACTTATAGATGATTTTATAAGATATGCAAAACAGCATTTAAACACTGTTAAAGGTACGGCATTTTGTAGTACAAATTATATAACATCATTAGGAGTACCAACTGCTGGAATATGCGATTGGCAAGGATATTTTGTACCTGATAAAGTTAAAGTAGAACCTGAATCATTAAATGACCCATATTGGGCGATTGCTAAAAATATAGAATCAAAGTTTTCATCGGACTTAACAGACCAAGCAAACCCGTTTATAGGATTATATACTCAAGAAGAACAATTAACAGAAGGACAATATAGAGAACTTAATAAACCAAATGGTACGGTTACTATTAATTATGGAAACACACTGCAAACTTCTTTTGTTGCAACTAATCAAGAAGCTAGAAAAGCAGCTGAAGAATATTTAGGAAACCAATTGGATGATGCCAATTGGAACGCCCTAGTTGCAATAACCTATGCGGAAGCTTCTACAAATCAAACTGAAAGAGCTTGGGTCATGGGTACTATATTAAATAGAGTTAGAATACACTATACACCAAGAGGAGCAGGTAATCCAAATTATAAATCGGAAACTGTAATTGATATAATAAGTCAAGCAGCACAATATCAACCTGTTACTGGTACTACTGCAAATGGACATCAACCAAGCCCAAATTATATAAATGGACCAAACGTAGCAAACGCAAAGTCTATATATGGCGCAGCAACCAATTTGTTAAAAGATGTTCCTAAAGATTGGTATGACTTTACATCAAACAATCCGGCTGATTATGGTGCTGGTACAAATATTAATTATTTGTATAGATTGAGAGAAAGACTTAATCTAAATCCACCTACCGCAAAGGTAGTAGGAAGTACTATATTTGCTAAATAGCAGGTAAATCCCAAAAATACTTAATTCAAATATTTATAAACATAACAAAACAAAGAATAGAATATTATGGACATGGATAAACTATTAGAAGCCATTCAGATTCTTATTAAAGAGGAGCTTAAAGAACAATTACCTAGTTTAATTAAGGAAGGTGTGAAGGCTGAAATGAAAAAAATGCTATCTGAAACAAAAGTAGCACCAAAACCACAATCAAAGGGTATTTCAATGGCAAAAGCTATTTTAAATGATGAACCAATACAAGAATCGGTTCAAAATAAAGTACAGCCAAAGATATTTAGTAAAAACCCAATGATTAACCAAATTTTGAATGAAACTCAAGGAGGTATTCCTCAAGGAGATGGTGGTTATAGAAGTATGAGTTTTGGACAGGCTGATATGGGTTCAATTGTAGGTAGAACAGCAGTAGCTGAGAAAATGGGTTATGGAGATATGGCTAGAGGACCTCAAACAACTGGATTGGGAGTTAATACTGGACATGATGCAATTGATAAAGCATTAAATAGAGATTATTCTGAGCTTGTAAAAAGATTTAATAAGAAATAATGGCAGTATTAATTGGAAAATATAATTTACAAAAGGATAATCCCGATTTACCATCTGGACCATTAGGTCAAGATAATAAATATAGAGGCGATTTTATAAATTATACAGACCAATATGCATTGGGATTAACATTACCTTTACAATTTGGACCAACAACTTTTAGTCAAGCGTATGATAATATTACTCAATTAAAAGCTAATGTTAAAAATTTATTATTAACTCAACCTGGTGAAAGATTAGGACAACCTAATTTTGGAACTAATTTATCTGGACTTTTATTTGAACAAAATGATTCTCAACTTGAAGATAGAATATACACAACAATAGATAAATCTATAAAAAACTGGTTACCACAATTAGCAATTCAATCAATAGAAATAAAGTCTTCAGATGAAATGAAAGATAAAAATACAGTAGAAGTATCAATAATTTTTTCGGCTAATTATAGTGGACAGAATTTTCAAGTAGATTTTAAAGTAAATGCATAACATATGGCAATAAACACTATAAATAAAAATTTTAAAAATAAAGGAAAGGATATTAAATATCTTAATAAAGATTTTAGTCAATTTAAAGAAAATTTAATTGAATTCTCAAAAACGTATTTTCCTAAAACATATAATGATTTTAGTGATGCATCTCCTGGTATGTTGTTTATTGAAATGGCATCTTATATAGGAGATACTTTATCTTATTATATTGATGATACTTTTAAGCAATCATTAATGTTATATGCGGATGATATTCAGAGTGTAACACCATTAGCAAGATATTTGGGATATAAACCAAAAGTAACAAGTCCTTCTGTAACTAAATTATCAGTATATCAATTAGTTCCATCTAAAGGAGTTGGTGCATCTAATATGCCCGATTCTAAATACTATTTAAGAATAAAATCCGGAATGAAAGCAGTATCATCTAATAATAATGTAGAATTTATATCAACAGATGGTGTAGACTTTAGCGATGCAACTGATAGAGAAATAACTGTATATGAAAGAGATAGTACTACTGGAGAACCTACTTTATATTTAGTAAAAAAATATGTAGATGCTATTTCTGGAACAACTGTTACTAAAGAAATGCAATTTTATAATTATCAATCATATCAATTTATTGATTTGCCTGAAAACAATGTAATACAAATACTTGATGTTAGAGATAGTAACAATAATAAATGGTATGAAGTACCATATTTAGCACAAGAAATGGTATTCATTGAGCAACCAAATACAGAAGCAAATGATTCTGATTTATACCAATTTAAAGAAACAGTACCATATATTTTAAAAACAATTAAAACAGCTAAACGATTTACAGTTGTGGTAAATGGTGATAATACAACTACCATTCAATTTGGTGCTGGTGACCCAACGGCTAGTGACGAACAATTAATTCCAAATCTTAAAAATGTTGGATTAGGATTACCAAACTCAATTAGTAGATTAGAAGAATCTTTTGACCCAACTAATTTTTTAAAAACAAAAACATATGGAACATCTCCAGCAAATACTACAATAACTGTTAAATATTTAGTAGGTGGTGGTATTGCATCTAATGTTTCTGCTGGTTCTATTGTAACACTTAATGGTATTGAATTTGATGATGATTTAAATTCATTTAATAATCAAGAATTAGGATTGTATATAAAAATGAAAAATTCCGTTGCAATAGATAATGAAATACCAGCAACTGGAGGTAAAGGTCCTGAAACTATTGAAGAAATTAAACAAAATGCATTAGCAAACTTTGGAGCTCAAAATAGAGCAGTTACTGCAAAAGATTATCAAATAAGAGCATTAACAATGCCTGCAAAATTTGGAGCAATAGCTAAAGTATATGCAACGGCAGATGGTAAATTAGATAATAATTCACCATCATCAATATTAGCATCTCCAAATCATTTGCAAGAATTTACTGATTTAGTAATGAGTTTTGTTAATAAACCAGATTCAGCCGAACCATCGGAGGCAGCTGTTAAAGAAGATATTACCAAATTTTTAATTGGTAAAACTTCAAATGAGAATGAAAAAAACAATCCATTTGCAATTAATTTATATTTGTTAGGATATGATTCTAATCAAAATTTAACAAATATCAATAGAGCAGTAAAAGAAAATATAAAAACTTATTTAAACGAATATAAAATATTAACAGATGGTGTTAATCTTATTGATGGATTTGTTATAAATATTGGAATTGATTTTGAAATAATTTGTTATCCAAATTATAATAAAAGTGAAGTACTTATAAAGTGTATAAATGAATTAAAAGATTACTTTTCAATAGATAATATGACATTCAACCAAACAATTAATTTAAGTGAAGTTGAATTACTTTTAGCTAATGTAGAGGGTGTTTCTTCTGTTCCTATGATGACAATTACAAACAAATGTGGGGGCAATTACGCACCTCATTCATATAATATAGATGCGGCAACTAAAAATAAGATTGTATATCCATCATTAGACCCATCGGTTTTTGAAATTAAATTTCCAAGTCAAGACATAAAAGGAAGAGTAAGATAATGGCATACTATTTTTTAACAGCATCAAAAGATGCAACGGTATATTTACAACAACCAAATCAAAATACTGGTTTAGATGAGATATTAGAAGTTAGTAAAGTTTTCTATGGTAATGTTAGAGATAAATCAAGAGCATTGCTTAAATTTGATGTAGGATATGTATCACAATCTATCTCATCATCTTTGATGGGATTATCGGAAGCTACTCTTATTTTAAAAGAAACAGAAAGTAATGAAATTCCATTGGAATATACATTATATGTTCATCCAATTTCTCAAAGTTGGGAAATGGGAAATGGTACACGATTTGATGGTGTATCTACTCAGGGAGTTACTTGGAATTTTAGAGAAGGTGATTCTAATTTAAAATGGTTACCTATGGACCAGTTTACCGCTGGTTCTACTGGTTCTTATTCTGGATTTGGTGGAGTTTGGTACACATCATATGGAGCATCTCAAAATTATAATTATCAAACGGCAGATGCTAATGTAAATGTATTATCTATGTTAAAAGCATGGATTAGTGGCTCTATTCAAAACAATGGATTAATAATAAAACACTCTGCTGAATTTGAACAAAATGAATTGGATTATGGTATAATAAGATTTTTTAGCAAAGAAACAAATACAATATATCAACCAAAAATAAGAATTGGTTGGGATGACCAATCATTTGTAACGGCATCATTAGTTCCATTAACTTCTGAAACTATTAAAGTGACTGTTAGTAATTTTAAAAAAGAATATAAATTAGGAACTACACCAACAATAAGAGTATTTGGTAGAGAATTATATCCATTAAAAACATTTTCAAATTCGTTTCCATACGATACTTTAAAATATTTACCAAAGACAACGTATTATCAAATAAAAGATATCAATTCAGATGATATAATTGTTCCTTTTAGTAACTATTCAAAAGTTAGTTGCGATTCTTCTGGAAATTATATAAAACTTAATCTTTCAAACTGGGAAGCTGATAGAGTTTACAAAATTGAATTTAAAGTTGATATGAATGGTAGTATTCAATATTTTGATGAAGATATAACATTTAGTATAGTAAAAAATTAAAATGGCAAATACAGGTTTACAAAATGAATCTTTAATTAATGAATTGCAAATAAGTGGCTCTTTAGCCATAAAAACAAAGACTGCCGCAGGTGTTTATCAGTTCGAAGATAAAAATAATAATAGTGGTGTTGTATTTGGAAAATTAAATAGACCAAAATATAATCAAGACGATTTAATAAAATCAATAGATACTGTAATTGTAGAATTATTACCAATAGAACCACCGCCTGTTGAAGATACTGTACCAAGACGAGTTTATAATCCAGTTACCCAATCAGTTATTGATTTGACTGCAGAAGTTTCTAGATTAAACTCCGAAATATTAGACTTACAAGCAAAAGTAACAAGTTTGGAAATAGTAACTCAAAGTTTAAGAGTGGAAGTAGATGGTCAAAGTGTAATTACAGCTAATGCACAAAATACATCAGAGCAGACAACAACAAAAATACAATCATCTGTTTTGGAATTATCAAATGCAATACAAAAAGCAACATCAGAAGCTATTCAAAGAGTTTCTCTTACTGCTAGAACACAAGCATTAGAAGAGCAAAACAAAACTTATAAAGAGCAAATAGATGGTAAATCTGCTAAATTAGCAGAAGGTCAAAAAGCAAGTGGTGATATAACTTATAAGGTTGTTAAAACAACTATACCAACAGACCCTGATTTAAAAGTAAATGTTAGTTCTGGTTTAACTGTTGAATGGGTAAATGGACCTGATATTGAAATATACAACCCAACGGATACAGCTGTTACTGTTGAATTTAAACAAGATGGTGATAATACTATAAAAGCTATATCTCCAGTCACAATAGAAGGTAAAGGTACTAAAATAGTTAAAATAGAAGTTGATACGGCAAAAGCAGCAACTAAAGACCCTAAAGGTAGTGGTGGCATATTCGGTGGATTGATAGCAGGTAAAGACCATGATTATAATAGTACATTATTGATGACAAATATAAATAATGGTGTTAAGAAAGGTGAAGTTTCTTTTAATTTTAGACTTTGGAAGCATAAATAAAATATAGGTTAATATGGCAATTAAGACATTTAAAGAGATAATAGATAACAAAGGATATAGAATTGATTCAAATGATAGAAAGATATTTGAAACAGGAACTATTGAATCTTTTTTTGGTTTAAGTCCAAATGATGCTATTGAATTTATTGTATATGATTCAAATGATAATCAATTACCACAACAAAATTATGGATTGGTTAGATATATACCTATGGATTATGAAAATATAGGAAATTATATATTAATAGCTGAAGGAACTATATTTCAAAAATATAAATTTCCAAGCGAATATTTTATAGATATTAAAAGATTATTAAGTGAGGCTGGATATACAAATGGAATATTTAAAACTCAAATTACTCTTATAAATAAAAGAGTAGGTAGTGAAAAAAATTTAGATAAATTATGGATATCTGAAATATCTCCATCAAGAACTGAAATTAGATTATTCCCAAATTCAAAAGGAATTGCTCAAAATTCTGAATTAAAAGAAAGATTTAATTTATTAGTGCGTGGTGGAAATTTTAGAGAAGATGTTGCAAAGTATTTATTAACTTTTATAGAAAATATAAATCCAGCTGCAATAGGAAGCTTATTAAAAGCAAAATATTCTCAAAAATGGTTTGACAAATTTAGGGCTGAATATAAAATAGAAGACTTTGATTTATTTTGTAGTAAAATTCATAATAAATTTTTAGAAGCAGCGGTTAATGAATTTTCAAATAGAATATCAGATGTAAATGATATTAATTATGGAAAACAAAAAGGAATAGCTCCACCAATTTCATTGGATATTGAACATATTAAAATATTAGTGGAGAATTTATTGGTTAGTACATTAAATAAATATTTAAGTATTCCTGATATTCGATATGGTTCTAAAACTGTAGCTAAAATGCAAAGCGAAGACACGGCAGCAGCAATATTACAAACAAAAACATCAGATATTATGGTTGATACTACATCTCCAATATTGAATAAAGTTGTAAAAAAGACTGCAGTTCAATCTGAGCAAAGTTTGGCATTAGAAAAGGAAATTCAAAAAGAAATAGAAAATAGACCTTTACCACATGTTATTACACCTGATGATAAGCCTAACTATAAACAATATATACAAAAAAACGGAAATAATATTGGATACAATGGATTTAATTCAAACTATAATAGTAGAGTAGACCAAATGATAAATCAACAAAATCTTAGATAAAAGTATTTATAAATAATAATGAGAAACCCAGACGATATACTAAATAATGTAAATAATGTACAAGGATTAGCTGATGCAAATTCTGTTGATGGTTTTATTTTACCTGGTGGTGGGGTTTCTATATATAATCCAACAACTAGTACATTAATACCTATTGGTGGAAATAATAGTGCTGGTACTGTAAATCAAGATTCAAATATTTTATTTACAGTAAATTCAAATATATCAACCGCAACTATATTTGTAAACGGAGAAAATACGTTTAGAAATACTCCGAATAGAATTAGTTTTAGATTAAGTGAAGTTGTTACAGCAGGACAAAAAACAATAACTGTACAAAAAGAAGGATATTCTTCTGATGATAGTTATGTTGTAACTGCAATAAGTAATCCAAATTTTAATCCGGCTTCATTAAACGGATATGAAAATACTACATTTAATCAAGATGGTGTATTTGGAATAGTACCAAATAAACAAATTTATACAAATATATCTCCATATAGTTTTAAAATAGATTATTATAAAAATGGAGTTTTACAATCATACGATGGTACATTTGATTCAAACGAAATAAAATCAATTAATTTCCAGTTAAACACTGTAATGCCAACTGTTGTAAATAAGGTACAAGCTCCAACATATAATTTAACAATAAATGTAACAGGTCCCAATAATTCTGTTATACTAAATAAAAATAATGGAGTGGAGCAAACAAAATTAGTTACTGGAACTACATTGATTGTTGCTGAAGCTGGTTCTGTTTTTGAAATATCATCTGCTAATTTAAATCTTTATAAAATAAATAAGATACAAGGAACAGCAGAAGGATTTAAAACAAAAGTATTAGAACCAACTAATAATGATAGCCTATCTACAAAAATAACTTTAGAAACAAATTATGTAGTTGATATAACATCTGAGCAATTTTCTAATATAACAAACGATGCTCCTATAATTGATTTAATTAATAAAGATGTTAGAAAATATAATATTCATTCTAAAATAGATTATCCAATATCTATTGCAAAAACTGGAGTTTTAACAAAAATAACAGCATATGTTGGAACTAAAACATATGTATTTAGTCAATTAGATTTACAATCCGGTGCAACTGAAGTAGTTGTTTTAATACCAAAAGAAGCATTTGATAAAATTGGAAATTATAAAATAATATTAGTACCATCAAATACCGATGGTGATGGTGACAAATTAGAAATACCATTATTAGTTATAGATGAAGTATATGTAGGTGTTCCTGATTTAAGAAATATAGAATATCCATCCGATTTAGTAGGTCCTGATTATGTTGGGTATAATGTTGATTTTGATATTAGTTATGAATCAGTAGATACAGATTATGTAAGAATTTACATAAATGATTCAACTGGATATATTCAAGAAAAAGCAGCTGGTTCTGTAAGTTTAAATTTTCAAAATTTATTAAAATTAGGAAATATACATCTTGAAAATGATTCAAATGTACATAGTATAACTTTAAAATTAATACCTTATAATATAAGTGGATTTGATGTTGTAACTGGTAAAACTGAAATTGTAACAATAAATTTTCACCAAGGAGCTAATCAAATACCAAGATCTTTAGTTATTAATAGAATAGTTGATTCATTCACATCACAATTAGTTAGTTCTGTTTTTGAAGAAGAAACTTCTAAATACCTTACTCATTTATTACATTTGGGTACTGGTAATAATAAAGTAATAACAACTTGGACTGGTAGTCAAGATTCTTTGATATTAAAATTATATGAACCAATTGCAACAAATGTTCAAACAAATCAAGAAGTTTGGATATCTAAATTAATATCAAATCCAATAGTAGAAACTGTAGTATTAAATTCAGAAACAAACGTAGAATGTAATAGTTTAAAAGGACCTAATTTTTCATTACTTCCTGATAATGGAATTGAATATAAAATATATGATGATTTAATTGCTAGTGGTTCTGTTACCTCTACGGATTTAGTTAATGAGTATGCAACAACTTTAGGAATTAATACAAAAAATTTAGATATACAATATGTAAGTGGTTCTGTATATACTTTTAATAATTTTATTAACTTTAGTTCAGCTACGGAAAGATTAAATAACTTTTTTTACAAAATTAAATTAGTAGAATATTATAAGACAAAATATGAAGCATTATCATCTGATACTTTCATTCCACCATACGGAGGATTTGATGGAGGTATAATAACACAAGACGGATACCAACAAATAACCGAAGATGGTATATTTGATATTCAATGGGAAATTCAACAGTATAATGGAGTTTCTCAAATGAATGAAGCTAAAAAAGTATTTGGATTATTAAATGAAGTAATAAGAAGTTTTGATGGATATGAAACATTTTTATATAAATCAACTAGTACTTTAGCATATCCAAAAATACAATATGCACATCCTATTACAGGGTTACCAACATACATATTAAAAAAATCAGATGATTCTACTGTTATGGATTGGTATTATGAATTACTAAATAATTCCGAATTATACGATAAATACAATCCAAATTACTTAGTTAATAATATTCCAAGACATATAGTTGAAGATTATAATAATCAGGATTTTCTGACATTTTTACATATGATAGGCCAGCATTTTGATATAATATGGTCTTATATAAATGGATTGGCAAGAGTAAAAAAATTAGAAGCTTCTCAAACAAAAGGTATTGCAAATGATTTAGTAAAAAATATGCTTGAGTCTTTAGGTTGGGATACTAAACGAGCATTTAATTCAGAATTTCTTTGGGAATATGCTTTTGGAACTTATAAAGATGGATTCCAAAAATATTCAATGCCTCTTAAAGACGCAAACAACGAAGTTTGGAGAAGAATATTAAATAACCTTCCATATATTTTAAAAAACAAAGGAACTGGAAGAGCTATGAAAGCTATTATGGCTTGTTATGGTGTTCCTCAATCTATGTTGACAATAATGGAATTTGGAGGACCTCAAGACCCAACTCAAGGAGGTACAACTAAATTTACATTTGATGATAGAACTGCTGCAATACAAATGAGAGCATCATCATCTATTTTAATTCCTTGGCATGAAGTGGGTACTACTGGAATGTATCCACAAGCAATTGAATTTAGAATAAAGCCAGATATTATAAAGTATGATAGAATTATTTCATCAAGCTATTTTAATTTAGATATAGTACCAACAACAGGTTCATATAGTAAATTGAATATTTCAGTTGGTGCAGATGCATCAAATACATATTTTGATGAAACAACTACATTGTATATATCTCCTGAATTTTCTGGAGTATATGCATTAGGACCTGAAACTGTAACTGGTAGTTTGGCATTTCCATTATCTACTGAAAATTATACAAATGTATTAATTAATAAGCATGATTATGGCAACGCTACAATGTTTGAAGTTTTATTAGCATCTACGGATGGTCATAAAATTACTACATTTGTTAGTACTTCTTTATTAACATCTGGAGATGCGTGGGAGAGTGGTTCTGGATTATCAATAGGTAATACATTTAGTGGTTCTTTAGATGAATTTCGTTTATGGAGAATACCATTACAAACATCTAAATTTGAAAATCATACATTATTTCCAGATGCAATAAATGGTAATAGTGTATCAGCATCAACACATGATTTATTATTCCGTTTGGATTTTGAATATCCAAAAGATAGAACAATAACTGAAAATATAGGAATAAAAAATGTTGCTATAAATCAATCTTATGGTGAAACTATTGCATCAGCTAGCTATATGTATTCAGCATCTGCATATCCATATCAATATCTTTCTTATGATAGAACTGTAACAGCAAATGTTCCTTCTGTTGGATTTGGATATGGAAATAAAATTAGATTTGAGGACCAAACTTTAGTAGGTGACCTTTCATATAAAGCAAGAGCAACTAAAAAATCATTTGATAGAGCTCCAATAGATTCAAATCGTTTAGGATTATTCTTCTCTCCAATTAAGGAGTTAAATATGGATATCTTAAAAGCATTTGGTGATTTCAATATTGATAATTACATCGGAGACCCATCAGATGAATACAAAAGTACATATAAAGAATTAGATGATTTAAGAGGCTATTATTTTGAAAGATTGGATAGAAATATAAACGAATATATTCAGTTAGTAAAATATATTGATAAATCTTTATTTGATGTATTAGCTGATTTAGCGCCTGCTAGAGCAAAAGTATCTAAAGGATTATTAATAGAACCGCATTATTTAGAAAGAAGCAAAACTCGTTGGGATAAGCCTGTTTCAGAAAGAGGTGACTATGATACATCTATCGATGCATCTGAACATAATAAATTAGAATTAGAATACAGTGTTCAGAATATGTTATTAGATGCAACCGAAGTTGCAACATTTGATTTTGAATATAATAACTTAAATGGATTAGTTGATGCAACTGATGTATATACTTTAGATGGTACAAATCCAACTTATAATTCTGAAATAGATTACAGCTTTGATAATTTATTAGAAGCTGATGCTCCTATGTATGATATGGCAATTCAATGTCCTACTGGTGAAAGTGTAACAGCAGAAGTAGATGCTCTTAAATTTGAGCAAATTGGTATGGAGAGAGACTCTCTTTCAAATTTAGGATTTGGATTGTATGCAACAAATGGTGTTGGTATTGTACACAAATACGATGAAATATTTGGTAATGAACATTTGACTGGAAGTAGACAAAACATTTATTTAGTTAAACAACAATATATAAAAAATATATCAACTCAAGTAGCTGGATATCCTGTTAAAGGTGCACAACTTGGTGATAGAGTATTGTATGAAAATGTTCCTGTTACAAATTACAAATATAAAGTATCTATAATTCCTTTTAGTGGTAGCATTGCCGATAGTACGGAAATTATAGAAGTAAAAGCATTAAATGGATATTTTCCAACTCACTACAAGTATAAAAATAACTTATCAGAGGGATTAAAGCGTTCATTCTGGAAAGGGTCTGTTCAATCAGCAGCAACCACACCTGATGGGTTAAATCCAGTTGAAACATTCACAACTAATCCTAATATTCTTAGAGTTGCTAAGACTGGTAGAGGTAGTGGTGAACCAATACTTATTGTGGATTAATTTGAAAATAAAAATAAGTTATATTTATAGAATATAGAATAAAAACAATTCAAAATGGGATATTTAGATAACACAGAAATCACGGTAGATGCCATTCTTACTAAAAAAGGAAGACAAAAATTAGCATCTGGTCAATCTCTTAACATTACAAAGTTTGCTTTGGGTGATGACGAAATTGATTATACGCTTTATGAACCAGCACATCCAAAAGGTTCAGCTTATTACGATTCAGCAATTACAGCTATTCCTATTACGGAAGCTTCACCTGATGAAACTCAAGTATTAAGATACAAATTAGTAACTTTACCAAAAGGAACTACTCAAATTCCAACTGTAAGATTGGGTGTACCTTCAATTAGTGTAAACCAAAGTGAAGGTGGTGTAGGATTAACTCCAACAACATCTCCTGCTGGAAATACAAATGCTGGATACACAATGGTATTAGCAGACCAAAGAGCTGGTACTCTTACTGTAACTAGAGGAGCAACTGGTACTGGTACTGTTCCTGTGTTCTTAGGAGAAGAAATCACAACTACTGCACAAGTATTAAGTGGTTTAGAATTTAGATTCACTCCAAATCCAAACTTAACAATTGATATTGCAACAACTATCACTGTTTATGGTAATGAAACTGGAGGTTCTCAAACTATACCTGTGACTGTAACTTATAAAGCAACCGTATAAAAAATAGATATATAAAATGGCACTAATAAACGACCCTAATGTAACCGCCCAAATTAGAGATTTAGCTAATTCGGGTACAATTGATTCAAATCAAATTATATCTTTATTAAACACTGTGTTACCAGCTGGTCAGCAAATAGCTGCAGGTTCTGGTATATCTACTGGTGTTTATAAAAGATTTGGTGAGTTTGATAAAGTAAATGCAAAAATAGAAGTAGTAACTACTGGTTTATGGACTGGTGATTCTGGTTCTTTGGGTGTTTACAATCTATTCACATCATCAGCACAACTAGATTCAAATAGCGGATATTATTACGCTAATGTTTATGATTATAATCCAACAGTATATTCAGATACAGCAGAAGTTCAATTTGCTTTAGCATATGGACATGTATATGGTAG